TATTCTTTTATTAGTTCTATTAATTCATTTAATCCTTTTCTGTTTTCATTCATACCAGATGCAATATCACTTATTACCTAATCTGGAATTATTCCATTTTTAACACAAAATTCTTTTAATAATTGTTCTTGACGTATTAAATCATCTTTTTGTTTTGTATTAGAGACTCTACAATAAATTATATTTAATTTATTATCTATTTTATCATCATTGTAAGATTCATCTAAATAGTATGTTGTATTAAATATCTATTTTGTTTTAACAGTGCCTACATGAACACGTCTCCATAAGGTTGCCGAAGAAATATCATATTTTTTTCTAAACTCTTTGGATGATAACCATTTTTCCATAAACTTTTATTTTTATTTTTATATAATATTTATTATTGAAATAATAATTTATATATGAAATTAAAAGAAAATAATAAAATATATTATAGTAAAAATAAAAAGTTAAATTTTATATGTTAGTAGAAAAAACACTTTATGCACTTGGTGATGTAACAGTAATTCCTGCACCGATTTCCAATGTTAGACATCGTGCAGAATGTAATGTTTATTATGATATGGAAAAATATGATAATGAAACGATGCATATGGGAAAAAGTTTACCAATTTTTGCATCACCTATGGCGTCGGTAATTAACAAAGAAAATTTTAATATATGGATTAATAATAGCATCATTCCTATTTTACCTCGTACAGTATCTCTTGTAGAACGTATAGAATATGCAAAAACTGGGCGCTGGGCTGCATTTGGAATAGAAGAATTTGAAAGAGAATTTTGTGTTGATCTTCCTAATATTGTATTTAATGATAAAATAGTTTACCGTGCATTAATTGATATTGCAAATGGACATATTTCCTATTTGCAGGATATTATTAAGCGTGCAAAAAAAGTCGCGGAAGATAGCAATTATACTATTGAAATTATGGCAGGTAATGTAGCACTTCCGGTAACATATAGAGAATTGGCAGAGGCTGGTGCTGATTATGTAAGATGCTCGGTCGGCACTGGAAGTGTATGTATTACGAGCAGTAATACGTCTCTTCATTATCCAATGGCATCTTTACTTGATGAATGTAAGAAACTTAAAATTACGCATAATTTAACATGTAAAATTGTTGCAGATGGTGGGATTTCATCATATAGTAATGCTATTAAGGCATTAGCTCTTGGTGCAGATTATGTAATGATGGGTTCTACTTTAGCAAAATGTTTTGAATCTGCTTCTGAATTTGTAAATGCAACAAAACCTTCAAAGGACTACACACCATATTCATTAACAGATCTTAACAATATGAGATTTGGAACAGATGCATGCGATATTGGTGAAGCAGGTAAAAAAGAAATAATCAAAGACTACGCTCCATTGGTTAAGACAATTTTTGGTATGAGTACTCGTAAAGCACAAACATTAATTGCATTAGCTGCCGGTAAGAAAAAAGAAGATATTAAAACTAAAACTTCCGAAGGTATTGAAAAAGAGATTACAGTTGATTATACGGTAAATCAGTGGGCTGAAAACTTTACTGATTATTTAAGATCTGCAATGTCTTATTGCAATTTTACAAAGATTGAAGATTTTATTGGTGGTCCTGAAATTATGCTTCTTTCAGAAAGTGCAAAAAATTCAATTAACAAATAATATGAAATTAACATTTAATAATTATTAGAAATATGCAAGAGAAACTGCAATCTATACAGGTAATGGAATATATTATCCAGCTTTAGGATTATGCGGTGAGGCAGGTGAAGTTGCAGATAAAATTAAGAAAATATATCGCGATAAATATGGTGAAATATCTGAAGAAGATAAACGCCAAATTGTAAAAGAAATGGGTGATGTATTGTGGTATCTTGCAAATATGGCATGTGATTTGGATGTTACATTAGAAGATGTAGCTAAAACAAATCTTGAAAAAATTAATACTCGTAGAGAAAAAAATTTAATTCATGGTGAAGGTGACAATAGAGAGGATGAACAACAAAATCCAATCAAATCATCTGATGTTCTCATTCCAAAAATGGTTATTAGAGATGAATGGGTTTAACTTCTATTTTTTAGATTGATAGATAAATATTAATTTCGTATCGTTAATTTAAAAATGAATAATATGGAAGAGAAAGAAATTGTTTTTGATATTGTTATTATTGGTAATCCGCTTCTTAAATACAGCAGATTTGCATTTGGTACAGCATTTACTAATATTGGTTATTTAATAACAGACAAAGTTTCAAAAACTCAAAAGAATCTTGAAGAGTATTTTAAAATTTATGGTCCAATTGTAGATTATGAAGGTAATCAGTATGTGTTTAAAAATGTTACCATTATGACATCTTCTATTGGAACTTTGTATCATTTAAATTTTAAGTAATTATGCCCGAATTTGTGTTTAATTAAAATTAGCTATAGAAGTATTTGATAAGAATTTGATTGATATATATTTTGAATTCAAAAAGTTTAAACTTAGGTATAGTCTTTCTATAGATTAAACTAATCTATAGTTTTTTAGTTTAAATTTACCAAAATCTAATATTAGTGCATTTATATTTTGATTTTTAAATAAAACTTTTATTCTAAAAGTTATAAAAATATATAAATGCTAATAGTTTAAACACGTAAAATTATAAATTTAAAAATGAAAACTAATTTAGTAAATAAAATTACTGATTTGACTATGAATAAGACCAATAAATCAAATTTAATTTTGCCGCAGGCATATATTAATCCTACAATTCTCGAGGAACGCCAATTAAACGTAACTCAAATGGATGTATTCTCTCGTCTTATGGCCGACAGAATTATTTTCTTGGGTACTGAAATTGATGATACTGTTGCAAATGTAGTTATTGCACAATTATTATATCTTAGTTCACAAGACCCAGAAGCACCTATTACTATGTATTTAAATACTCCTGGTGGTTCTGTATATAGTGGTATGGCCATCTATGATACTATACAATATATTCCTAATGAAGTTCATACTGTATGCACCGGTTTGGCCGCATCTATGGGTTCGGTGTTGCTTTGTGGAGGAACAAAAGGAAAGCGTTATGCATTGCCTCATAGCCGAATTATGATTCATCAGCCACTTGGTGGTACTGGACTTGCTCAAGCATCTGATATTGAAATTACTGCTAAAGAAATTCTTAAGTTGAAAGATGAATTGGCGAGTGTTATAGCAAAACATTCAGACAAGAGCATTAAACAGGTTTTGAAAGATATGGATCGAGATCACTGGATGACTGCTGAAGAAGCGCTTGAATACGGAATGATTGATGATATTTTTGAAGTTAAAAAATAAATTAGTATGTCATGAAAAAAGATTTAGTACTTACAAAAGATATTCTTGAGAAAAATGATTTTTATGTGTATGATGCAGGTGAATCATATAGAGCAATTTATGCAATGGCAAAAAATGAAGTAGATGAAATAGATATTAATATAATAATTAATAAAAAAGATGCATCATACAATAATGTCCAAATATATAAATCCGTAAATAAACATGAATCAAGTAAAAAGCTTTTAGATGCAAATATCGATTGTACTATTAATGAAATTAATAATATAATGAAATTGTTTAAATTTGATAAAATTATTACACTATGATGACTAAATTGGAAATTAAAAATATATGGGATAAAGCTGCTGTTAGCATTGCATCAACTAATTATGAAACAACATTTGAAAAAATGCAAGCAAGATTTATTGCAGCATTTGGTTTTGTGCCAAATGTTATTGCGCTAATTGCTGAGGGCGAGTATCTTAATCCAAATTTGAATGACAATGATTATGGCAATTATTCTAAATGTGTTACACCGTGCTATATAAATGATGAAATTGATGATGAAGATGACGAAGATCTTTGTAGAACATTTAAAAATATTGCAGTTCCTAAAACTATTCGTGCATTTTATGAACATTTTAAGAATACCTGTTATATATATCGGCATTTATCTTTTCCAGTTATTATAGGTGAGAAGATGTTAATTTATTATGATACATATAATAATGAAATTTTTGTTATGCAAGATCAGGAGCAATTAAGAGAAGATATTAAAAATCTTATTGTTGATGTCCCTAAAGATGAATCTATACGCATTGTTTATTACATAACACATAATCAACGGGGTTTTAATAAAACACCAATGGAAGTTAAAAAGATTAATATAGATTTAGATGGACAGTATAATGATGATCTTCCATATAATGAAATTATCAATTTTTTGACAAGCGACAAATCAGGTTTGGTATTACTTCATGGTGTACCTGGTACTGGAAAAACCTATTTTATTCGGCATTTAATGTATACATTATTTAAGAAAAAGTTCTTAATTCTTGATAATAGTGTATTTAATTTTATTACAGATGCATCATTTATTCAATTGCTCATTAATAATAAAAATGCAATTATTATTCTTGAAGATTGTGAAGAGATGCTTATTAACAGAACGGCCGGAAACAATAAGCTTGCAGCATTATTGAATCTTAGTGATGGCATTATTGGTGATAGTTTCAATTTTAAATTTATTTGCACATTTAACACAAATACATCTAAACTCGATTCTGCGCTATTGCGTAAAGGTCGCTTGAAACTTAAATACGAATTTAAAAAACTGACAGCTAATAAAGTCCATGCACTTGCGCAGAAAATTGGTAAGAATATTAAAACCGAAGAAGACATGACATTAGCTGATATTTTCAATTATGGAGAAGATAATGGTGGAAATAAAATTGAAAGGAAAATTGGTTTTGGAAATTAAGTAAAAAATAATCCTAATAATTTAATTTTTAACATGGAATCAAAAAACAGTGAATATTATATGGGAAACCAAGAAATTCTTCCTATCGTATTGTAGCTTAAAACTCAATATGGTATAATGACATATGAATTGCCATGGGATGCAGATGCAGAATGTATTATTAATGCAATGTATTCAGCAATGGTTGGCATGACATTTTCAGCAGATGGTGTTTTAGAAGCAATGAAACAATTTGTTGAAAGCCACACAGAAAAAATAGATGAAAGCGATTATGGAGAATGATGAAAAAATTGTGCATATCGAATTAGATTCTTGGCGTGATATGGGTGATGCAACCGAATTTTTTAATGAATTTTATGAAGAAAGAAAACATGAAGATGAAATAAATTATTCTGAAGTATGGTATGATCAGGCAAGTATATTTTGTATTACAACTACTGAACAATATGCAAAGGAGCATCATTTAACGGAACATATCATTAATAATTTGGAATGTGACATATTTGGTTGTTATTATCCCAAATACGATCCAGAACATTTTGGTGTTGATTATCTTGGTGAATATGAAGGATGGGCGCCATATAAAGAAATTAATGCGCAATTAATTAAAGCAATAAAAGAAAAAGAAGAAAATAATGGAGAATAAGTTTATACACACAATAAAATCATGTTGGCTTTGCCTAAAATTTCCATTTCTTTATCCAAGAAATAGATTTACTGGTAGACATCAAGTTGGTGTACTTGCAGGTATAACATCAAAGTTGCATCAAAATTCTATACAGAATGTTTCAGTTACCGGAGAATTAGAAAAAACACGAAAAAATTGTTATCATAAGACATTAACATTTTTTGATATTAATGTAATTTTAGTAGGTAACGATAAACTTATTATTAGTAATAAGACTGATACTAAAGAGCAGGATTTAAAATATATTACATGGAGCGATGATAGATTTGAAATTCTTGGAATAGATTTAGTATTTTCAATGATGGGTACTCCAGTTATAAAGGTGTTAGTTCAACCTAAAGATAAAAATGATAAAACTAATTATGGATTTGGGTGGAGAACAGTTAAATTAATTACAGATAAAAGAAAGAATTTTTGGTATAGGGTAATTAAATGGATTGACAGTGAAATTCTTGATAGAATTCTTTTTATTCCAACATGGAATGAATTGGACGCAATGCCAATTGGATGGAGAAAAGCATTTGGGATTCAAATGTGTAAAGATATAAAAGCTCAATTAAAAAAAGATCATTATCTATACAAATATAGAATAATGCAAATTAAAGAAAAATGGGGAGAACTGTGTTGGTATGATGCCGGCGGTTCAAGAAACTTACATGATATTATTCAAAAATATGAAGCGCTTTCTTATGAAACTTGCATAGAATGTGGAAAACCGGCAACTAAAATATCAGGTGGGTGGATATGTCCATATTGTGATGAGCATTTTCCAGAACATGAGCATATTTATCAAGAAATGAGAGATAGTCATTGGGTTCCAGTAAATGAGGATGCCGCTGATTATCAAACAATTAAAATGCCAGAAGAGAAAAATGAAACACCCGAAAAAAGTAAATAATTATGGAAGAACCTTTTTTGATAGCAAACAGAATTCAAACTCCTGATGGAACTATTCTTTGGAGTCGTTATGGACATGATTATGTTCAATATACAGATGATAATGGTGAGACATACATGATTGATGGCGGAACTAATTATCAACGCAGTTCTGTAAATAAAATTCCAGCTAAAGATTTATCTGTATGGAGTAATGCGCCGTTTGAAGAGATTCGTCAAGCAATGCTTCGTGGAACATTTACTGGTGGTAAAGAAAATAGCGGGGAACGTATTTGGGTACCATTATATAAATTAAATGACTTGCATCTTATTGGAATTTTAGATTATAATGAGGAGCGAGGCATTAAATCTAAATTTGATCAATTTATTGAGAAAGAGATTGAATATCGTAAAGAGCACAATATTAAAATTGAAGATGGCCCATATCATTGGGAAGATGGCATTCATAACAGAGATAATTTTGATTGAAAATTTAATAAAGGTATTGCTATTATTGGATATGCACGTTATAGTTATGCCGGAAAATGTTGGATGAAATGTTACGATTCAACTGATAGAAGCAAAGAATTTGGTTGGAATGTTGAAAAATGGACAGAAACAAAATTATAGCAGGAACATGAGAAAGATATATTGCATAGAACATTGGGTTGAAGACACGCTTCCTTATAGAGATGGTGATTGGACTTTAGGAAATGAACCTTGGAAAATAGGAAAAGACCCAATTACACATTATTTTTCAGATGAAGACGCATTTAAAACTGCGTTATTAAACATAATAAATCATAGTGGTGTAATTAGTAAAGTGTATATGAAAGAAATCACAGATGAAGAATTCAGACATATATTTATTGAAGGAATTCCAGAAGCCATAAAATTATAAAAATAATATGAAAATAGATTATAGTAAAAATATTCCATTACATATAAAGGTTCTAAATAAACCTAAAGAATGGCGAGTAGGTCAGGCATATTTTAATTATGCTTATGAATTATATCCAAAAGAAACAGATAAGATTAGAGGAACTGAAGATGATTGTTTTTATGATGATTCTAAAATTCCACAGTTTCTAAATAGACTTGTTAAAAATATATTGACATTGTAATTATTGATTTAACACCGTTTTGATAAATAATAAATGTATTTAAAATATGATTAAGGAAAATTTAAATAAAATGATCATGGAGTCAATGAAGGCTCATGACACTGTACGAACAGAAGCATATCGTGCCATTAAAACTGCATTTATGAATTGGGAAACATCTAAAGAAAATGCTAGTAAAACTTTAACAGACACGGACGAGTTGCAAATTTTAAGAAAGATGGTTAAAGAACGTCAAGAATCTGCAGTAGTTTATCAAAATGCAAATCGTGAAGACTTGGCGCTTAATGAAATGAATGAAGCAGGAGTCATTAAGGAACTTTTACCGCAAGCTGCATCAGAAGAAGATATTGTTAAAGCTTTCATACTTATTCGCGATGAAGAGCATCTTGAGCCAGAAAAGAAAAATATGGGCATCTTTGTAAAACGTATTAAAGCGGCCCTTCCTAATGCAGATGGCAAAATGATAGCACAAATTGTTCAAAAGGGCGTGGTTTAAAATATTTTTAGCTTATGAAAAATAAGTATATTGATAATATATATGGTAAACTAACTAATATTTTCATCTCTTTTTAACTTCTATTTTTTCTATTGATGAAAAATGTGTATATTTGCACCATCAAATTAAAAATAATGTAAAAGGAGGAAATTTATGGCAACATCTAATTTATTTGATTTTTCAGTAAAATCTCTTCAAAGAAGCCCTATTTTAGAGGGTATTAAAAAAGTTTTAGATGCTCGTAAATCCGCATTGCGTATTGGTAATGAGAAAGATGCTCGAGTATTTTTCTGCAATGTAATGGAATACATTATGTCTCATGAGTCTTTTGGAAAATATACTAATTACCAAAAGTTGCGTGAAGGATTTGCGCGTTATGGTATTGTAGATGGACTAACCCTTATGCTTGAGATGGATGAAAAACGTGAACTTCTTGTTGAGCATGGCTACAAAATGGAGTGGATTAAAAATCCAGAAGATTTGCTTAAACGGTATAATATTGTACGTGTCGGTAATCATACAATTGATGCAGATGAAACGCGTACAATTGTTGTTCGTTCCAAATATGGAAATTATCCGGTTCTTCAGTATCGTTATTATGGACCGGTTTGTGATTGCCCGCAGATGACGGCAATCAAAATTGACTATCATTATCAGACGGGTTGCAAATTCTTTGAAACGCGCCCAATTCTTTATAGTACTTGGATGGGTCTTTCTCCTGAGCAGCAAAACGCAACCTGCATGATTGATGGAACTGACATGGAAGAAGAGATCGCATAAACAAAAAATTGTTTTAATTTATACTATGAAAGGACTTAAAAGAATGGATGCAGCTGTTGTAAATAAAATTTGTATTTAATATGAAAACGATTGAAAAGATTTTTACATTTGTTATTGGAGTTCCACTCTGTTTAGTAATTTTTTTGGCAATATGTTTGTTTGCTACATTATTGTGGCCAATATATCTAATTTTTGGTACAATGGATTGCCTAATTAAGTTGTGTACTAAACAAGAAAAATCTGTAATTTCCGATTTTATGAATGACTTTTTGGAGTTTATTTTTACAGTATATGGATTTGGTGCAATGTTTGTAATATTGCCATTTTCAGTTATTTCTGGGGCATCCGACGAAATGTAAATAAACTAATTTTCTATTAAAAAATATAATTTAAAAATATAAAATTAGAGAATATGGAAGAAAATACAGTATTAGAACCTCAATATGGGTTCTGGGAAACAATAGTTGAAGTATCTCAAGAAGATTCTGAGACGGGTAAAGTAAAGAAAGTTAAAGAAGTACATTTAATTGATGCTCAAGATCCAACTCATGTACAAGAAAAGTGTATGGAAGAAATGAAAGGCACTATGTGGGATTGGTCAATTGTTTCATGCAAGAAAAGTAAGGTCAATTTGATTTATTAAAATATAATAATTAAATAAAAAACTATTTAGTGGTGTATAAATCAAATATAGATGATTTTCATATTAGATAAAGGTGCGTCTCTCGCCGCACCTTTATCTATTTAATAAATATATTAAAAATTAATAATTGTAAATAATGGATTTATTAATTAAAAATACTATTGAAAAATTCTTTAATAATAAGGATATTAAAGTAGAAGGTCAGGGTCCAAAAACATTTAACCGTGAAGGAATTGCAATATGTTTAAAAAGAGATCCTTTAAAATATTTTGTTTTATTAACAAGTAATAAACACAATATTGATTGGAATCTACATTTTGAAAATGATTCAGACACGGAATTTACTAAAGAAGAAAAGTTCATATTATTTGAAGCCGCTGCTGATATTATACAATCTGGTGATATAGTAACAACTGAAGGCGGCGTAACACCTGGTGGAATTTCTGCACTTAAAAATATGCCATTTCATGGGTTTAAAATTATTGGTAAAAATTCTGGTCAACATGTTTATTGGGCATCTCCAAAAATGTTAAATAGAGAAAAATTTGATAAATGGATTCAACATGCAGATCCAGAAGATTATAAAGTTAATAATAAAGATTTGCCATTAACTGTTGAAAATACACGTCCAGTTGTTAAGATACTTGAAAAAATATAATTAAAATGGAAGGAATCATTTTCCTTCCATTTCTCTATCTATTGCTAACTAAGCATTTACTTCAAAATCGGAATATTCTTTTGGCTGCTTTTTCTTATTTTTCTTTGCAGCTAATTGATTACCAGTATTTGCATCCATGCCAGACATATCAAACATATACCGTCTATGATCATTCAAAACACGCATTAATTTCCATTTTGATAAATCTTGATTAAATGATTTAGCATTATAAAACATAGCTGTTGTAATTTTTACATGAGAAACATCCCAATTACTAATATCTTGATTAAAATTACGAGCATATAAAAACATTTTATTCATAGATATAACATTACTTACATTCCATTTAGAAATATCACCATTAAAATTAGGTGCATTCTAAAACATATTTGCCATAGTAATAACATTAGATGTATCCCATTCTGATATATTTCCATTAAACTCACAATCTGCAAATAAATATGCCATATTAGTAACATTAGAAGTATCTATCCAATTAAGATTGCATTGAGGACCAACAGACTTTCTTCTAAAATATTCAACAATATCTGCAAGTTCTTGATTGTCTTTAACGATATATTTCATATTATGAGTTTTTACATAATCTTCAAACTCTTTATATTCTTTTGGTGTTATAGATAAGTCTTTTATTTTTTCTATTGGATGATAAAAGAAAAGATTGTCAGCTATTGTATTTCTATTATTGACTATATTTCTTTTAGTTGTCAATTTAGAATTATCATCTTCAAAATCATCTAATGCCAACTATACACCTCTTTGAATTGCTTCTAATATTTGTTTACAATATTCCATCAATATATTTATCAATTAAAAAACTATATATAGATACATATATATAATTATTAAAGATTTAAGTTGATTTTAGTATGAATAATTTGTATTTTGAGATTATTGCATTTTTTTACATTTTAAAAGACCCAAATTTAATTAAGAATTTTAATAAAAGATTTTTTAGTGAACCTACAATTGTATCGATTTTTGATTATGCACAGGATTTTGTGAATCAATATAAAGAGGAACCTACACCTGAACAGCTTTACGAATTAATCAAAATTGGTGGAAAAGATGAGGTCTCATTGGAGTCCATTCAAACACTTTGGGGTAATCGTTCTGGATTATCAAAATACAGTGAAGACTGGCTTCAAACTAACATTGCAGCTTGGGGTAAATTCAGAAGTTTCTATACAGGATTGGAAAATACAATCGCATATGTAAAACAACTTCCAACCAATATTGCATATACTGATTGTGAAACATATATTAATAGAGCGTCAAATATATTTAATAATGGTGCTACATTTAATGTAAACACATCTGAGGGATATGATTTCTTCGATATTAATAATCATGTTATTAAAGACGAAGATACACACAGCACAGGATTCAAATTTATGGATCTTTGTTTAAATGGTGGTTTTACTAAAAAAGGCCTTTATGTTTTAATGGGTGCTCCAAAGTCTGGAAAATCACAATGGCTTTGTAATTTGGCAGCCAACTCAGTAAAAATGGGATATAATACAATTTATATTACATTAGAGATGAGCTATCAAAAAGTAGCTCAACGTATTGGTTCCAATTTATTCAATATAAAAATAGATGAATATCAGAAAGCATTAAAAGACCCAAATAAAATGAAACAAGCCGTTCAGGCATTTCATAATAGTTTATTAATTCCTGCTGGAAAATTCTTTATTGAAGAGTTTCCAACATCATCTGCAACAGCATCAGATATTGAAAACTTTATATTAAAGAAAGAAGAAGAGATTTCAAAACAACTTGGAGTTGAGTTTCATTTCTCAAATGTTTTTCTCGATTATGTAAATATTATGAGAGACCAACGAGGAAACTCTGGTGATAACACATATATAAAAATTAAAAATATTTGTGAGGATGTTCGTGCAATGGGTCAGAGAAATCAATGGGCGATTATTTCAGTAACACAAGTTAATGGTGATGGATATGAAACAACTAATATGACATTGTCTAATGTATCTGAATCTAAAGGTCTTAGCGCAACAGTTGATGCATTATTTGGGATTCTTAGAACAGCATTAATGAGAGCAAATAATGTGTATTATTTGCAACCTATTGCATTGCGTGATAATCCTCATGCAGGAGATAAACAAAAATACATTTTTGATCCATATCATTTAAGAATTACAGAGGACCCATCAGAAGATATTATTCCAGATACAGTGGATGTTCCGAATATTTATAGATCTGCTACTGCAAATGAAGTTGATAAATTGAATAAAAAGAAAAGGGTTCAGGTTATTCAACAAGCAAACCCAGCAGACAACCCTCCTCCAACAATGGATATGGTAAATAGACCATTTGAAGAATTATTTAATACTGGAGCTCAGATTTGAGCTCCATGTTTAATAAATAAAAAAATTTATATTCATTTATGAATAAGAAATAGTTATATGAATCAATAATGTCTTTGGTTGCTAAAGAAGTTAAAAAAGCATTAAATGAAGAACAACAAAATAACAATTTATTTAATAAAGTTAAAAATTTTGGTAAATATGCTGCTAAAAAGCCAATGCCAAGTTTAGCCTTTATATGCGGAGATATAGAAATATTATATAATGAAAAATGTATTATTGATTGGCCAGACACATCAGAAAAAGTAAAAAGCCTTATTAATTTTACAAACCCAAAAGGTTTTAAAGGCTGTGGATATTCAGGAGATTAGCCATTTTAGTTATTTATGAGGAGATATTTATCTAATGGGTTAGAAAAAGAATTTAAAAATGACACACATTACACATATTTTAATAAATTTAATCTTCTATTTTCTACAAATAATAATAAAATAGGTATTGCGTATAAAAGTCCAGAAGGATAGATAATATTTCTTAATGTTAAATTTTATGATTTTTCTAAAGCTATATTAACAAATATTATTTTATTATTAGACTAGACAATAGATAAAATTCTTAAAGAATTTGATTTAAATTCTTCATTTGGATGGGAATTTGATGAAAAAAGCAAAATATTACATAAAAATAATCCAACTAGTAAATATATTGAAATAAATTAAAAAACATAATTAAATTATATGAAAAGTGATAATAAAAAAGCTTTATATGAATCAATAATGTCTTCGGTTGCTAAAGAAGTTAAAAAAGCTCTCAATGAAGGCTCATGGGGGTATAAACCAGCATAGTCAGATAGTTATTTAGATGATGCGCATGATTTTGCAGAACCAATCATTAAAACAATTATTAAAGGGCTTAAAGATAATGATCTTAATGGAATATATAATTATATGGGTTATGCTAATGAGTGTCTTAGAATGCCTAAAGTAATGGGCGAAACATTATTATGGGAACCGGGTGACAAAGAAACATATAAAACAGATGATGCTAAAATTAGACAAAGATACGGTGTACAATTGATAAATGCGTTTAATAATGCATATGAACGTTTAAATAAAGAATATAAAGACCTTGGTTGGAGCGAGCCTGAAAAATTTCTAAAAGAACTAAAAAATCTTAAAGAAGCATTTGACAAATTAATGGAAGAACGAAACACTTCCATTGATGAAAAAACATTAGAAAAACATAGAAAAATTTGGAAAGAAAGAAACAAATTATTCTATGAAAAAGAAAACGAAAAGGACTAAAAAATTGGTCCTTTTATTTTTATTGCCTGTCCTATTTTTTAGCCCATTTTGAGATAAATATACTACATATATCTTGATAAAAACTATATCATTTTTATTAAATAAAATATTAAAATTTAAATTGTAAACAAAATATATAAAAATTAAACATCAATTATTATGGCTCGTATTAATACTACGAAAACACTCCATAATTCTTACTTTGATGGGAAAAATTACGATTTGAACTTTGACAGTAATGCGCCGATGTAGGTGCATAGTGAAGTAACATCTTAGTATGATTTCGCTACAACAGATGATCCAGAGTTATTGACAGACAGAAAGGACACTGCAGAAATCATATATAAAATTTTTATGGACTCTTCATTAAGTGATGGTAGATTCTTAATTGATGGAACACAGGTTATTAAAATTCCTAAAGATTCCATATCAGATGTATTTAACTATGTTAAGGATGAATTGTTAAAAGTTAAAAAATTAAACCCAATTGAACAAGTTATTGCAATTAATGAGTTCTTTGATTTTAATTATGATTATGTCTATCGTAAAGTTTTAACTCCCAAAATGAAGCAAGAATTATTAGAAGATTATTACAGAAATGAAGGGGTTAAAAAACATGTAAATGAAGGATCGTCCATTAAGTTATTTTAAACCTTATTTAATAAAATAATCTAATAAAAATTAAATTATATAAAAATTTATGAAAGTCGAAAAGAGAGACGGAACTATTCAAGAATTCAGATTTGAAAAAATCAAAAAAGTTATTGACAGAGTTTTCAATGACAAACAGGTTAATGAAGAGGTTCCTGAAAAATTTATCGAACAGGTAAAGCAATACTTTGATAACTTCATAGAAAAGCACGATGAAACATTCGTTATGCCTATTGAAGACATTCAGGATGTGATTCGTGATTTTCTTATTAAGAAGAATAAAATCAAAGCTGCTGAGGCCTTTATTTTGTATCGGAAGAAACGTGAAGAGATCCGAGATGAAAAAAGTTGGATGACAAAAGAAATCACAAAGAAACTTAATGCTAAAGATGTTGAAAATCAAAATGCAAACCTTGATGAAGCATCATTTGGTGGACGTATTGGTGAAGCATCCAGAGTTGTGACAAAAAATATGGCATTGAAACATATGTCAAAACAATTTAGAGACAATCACAACAATAATGAAGATTACATTCACGACCTTGATAGTTACGAAATTGGAATGCACAATTGTTTGTCATTACCATTTGACAAATTATTGAAGAATGGATTTTTAACACGACAAACAGATGTTCGTGGTGCAAATTCAATTAATACTGCATCACAATTAGTGGCAGTTATTTTCCAAATTCAATCATTACAACAATTTGGTGGTGTTGCTGCAACACATATTGACTGGACAATGGTTCCATATGTTCGTAAATCATTTAATAAGCA